CTCCACTTAATGCTGTTCCAGCTGCTGTTCCTGCAGTTTGTGCTTGTTGTAAAAATGGTTGAAAACTTCCTAAACCTTCTTGAGCAGTTCCAACTCCTGCTGCTGCTTTTGCAATGTCTTGTGCTGTTCCTTGTAATGCATCTTGACCTGCTACTTGTGGTGCAAGTCCTGCTAAACTTTGTTTTCTAACATCAAAAGCTTGAGCAGCTTTTTGTCTTGCTGCAAATAAACCTGCATCTTCACCAGCTAATTGTGATATACTTCCTAAACCACCTGTTACTATCGGTACACCTTGTTGAGCTAATACATTTTCTGCTAGGTTAGTTCCTAGTTTTTCTACAAAAGGTGCTGGTCTTGATACTTGTTCTGTTACGGCCATTATATTACTTCCTCTAATCTTTGTGATGTTTGAAACATTTCTCTAGCACCTTCTAATCCTTGAGATTCTTCAGATACGTCACCCCCGGATTCTAAGTTCTTCATCATGTTATACATAACTTCTGCGCCTTTGTCTACATCTCCTTCACCTGCATTTCTTACAGCGTCTGCAGTGAACACAAATTCATTCTTAGATAATCTTGCAGGCACGTCATCTGCTCTTTCCATTCTACCTAATGGAACAAACCCACCTTCTTCTCTTAAATCCATTTCTTTGCCATCCATATCTAATAGAGGCATAGTCTTTTTAGCTACTGGCTCGTCCATAGATCCACCTTCTGCGGCTAGTCTTCTGTTTGTATATAGAGAAGGGTTATTCATAATGTAGCTTGGATCATCTATATCTGCTCCAAGACTAGCTAATTTTTGTTCTTCCTCTTCTTCAGGTGTTAAAAAATATGATCCTAATGTTGTTGCTGCTATACCACCTAAAGCTGTTGGCATTATAGATCCGTATCCTTGTGTTAAACCTATTTTTGAAAGAAAACCTGGCATTTTTGCTGTACTAATATTTGCAAAACCAGGCATTGTATTATTTGCTCCAAATAATTTTGTAAACATGCTCCCCGGACCTTTACCAAATCCACCACCAAACTTAAATAACGCTGCACCTAATGCAGCTTTACCTATTGGTGACTTAGCTACCTTCTTAACACCACGTGTAATTTTTTTAACTAACTTACCTAGACCATACATCTGTCTTGATGTTTCAAGGTCCATGATCCCACCTTCGTAAGGCATGCCACCTTCTGCAAGTGCTGCTCTACCACCATCGGCCATTAATCTAAAATTTCTTTGAAAAGGTTCTTCCTCTTGAGCGTCTATATTTTCATCTGCATTAGCTCCTATAAAACAATATGCTGGTGGGTTGGGTCCTTTACAAGGATCTCCTGATCCTTCATCTTTTGATAATGTTGGTCCTGGAAATAGTTCTTCGTATTTACTTTGAGTCATTTCTCCACTATCTAAAATATCTTGAGCATCAAAAGTTCTACCTAATAATTCAGAACCACTTCCTTTTTTAGTTGGGTTTAAATTATAATTATATGTTGCTTGATTATAATCTTTAATTCCTTGTATATCTGCAGCCATCTCATTTATTTCTTCTTCGGTCATATCTTTTGCCCAATCAGGAACTTTACCTGTTAGGCCATTAATAACTTTACCAAAAAAACCTGGCAATCCTTTATCAAGTAAACTCATTTTTCTTAAAGATTCAACTTTATTTCTATTAATAGATGATTGATAACCTTTGTTTTTTAAATCTTGAAAAAACGATGGAGGAGAATATACTTGACTACCTGTAGTTCTAAAACCACCATCGTCTCTAGCTTCTTTTTTCTTTTTTTCTATTTCTGCTATTCTTTGTATTGTATCAACATATCCACTACCATCTCCACTAGGAGTTACTGTAGTAGGATTATTTTTAGTTCTATTTACAGCTCTAGTAAATTGACCGAAATTAGATCCTGTATCTTTATTTCCACCACTTCCTGCATAATTTCCACCACCACTACCATCATAGTTTGGATCACCCATACCTGGTGGATAAGCTAAAATTCCTTCAGGTGTCATTGTTTCTTGGCCACCTAGATCTACTAATGTATCTCTTTCACCGGGTGTGATGTAAGCTAACATATGGTCTTGACCTTTGATTTGTCTCATAGGTCCACCTTCATTCATTAGTTGCTTGTATTGTTGTGCGTTTGTAATGGCCATTGGTCTATTCTATTTTGTTTCTCCAAATAAATCAAGGCTAGGCATAAGAACTTTTATATCTCTTCGAATGTCTTCCTCAGGTATACCCTTTGATTTCCATTCATTATCGTCCTTATATTCCTCACCTGTTTTAAGGTTAGTTATTTTTTCTATTATTTTCTCTGGTTTTATGACGTTCATTTTTCCTCCTATGTTCTGTCAATTTCTAATATTGATACTGTGCCTTCAAATATGTCAGCTGTCGCTGCTTGTAATTGTAGCTTGTCACTTTCTTCTAATATAATTGTACCATCAGATATAGATTTAGAATTACCTGAGTTAACAGTATGCTCTGCAAATTGATAAGCTCTACCTGCAGACGTATCATATATAAAAGCTTTTATTTCAACATTACCTGATCCAACATTAGCTGTATGAATGTTTTGAATAATCGCTCTAGACTCAGAGGGTACAGTATAAATATCTGTAGCATTAGTTGTTGTTAAATCAAATTGTGCGTTTTTATATCTATTAGCCATTATGTTTTACTTCCACTGCTCATGAACCAAGTAAATCTTTGTTGTTCATCTCTTAAATCTTGTTGAAATGTAGAGTTTAATTTTTCAATCAATCCGTCTAAATCTCTTACTAAAGAATCAGCATCTTGTTGTTTATATTCTTTACTGGGTCTTGTAAATACTACTGTTACTTTAGCCATTATCTACGTCCATCGGGTTGTGTGTCTAATCTAAATGTACCAAGTTTCCAACTCTGACCAACAGCTGTATTTGCTACTTTTAAAGATATAGCTCTTGCTCTAGCACGAGTGTCTACTTTATCAGTAGAGGATGTAATGGTAAACGGACCTAGAGGTGAACTTGCTTGAGAACTATTAGGGTAGTTTCTAAGTTGTAATGTAACTTGTGTATTACCTGTTTGTGATAAAAAGTCAGGTATAAATCTTCTTATCTTCATAAGAAATTCACCATCTCCTTTAAATGTTGCAACACCTGTTTGTTGTCCTGTAGATGATCTTGCTTGTGTAATATCAAAATCTCCTGATTCAATGTTAGCAGTAATTGCTGTTACACCATTTGCTAAAGCTTCATCAGTTCCTTTTTCGTGCTCAAAGTATATTGTGCTTCCTTCAGTATTGCCTTGAACATCAAATGATGCATCATCGCTTGCATTAAAAAAAGTTGCATGAGGCAAACCAAATACGGATGAGTCTTGCCATGCTCCTCTATTTAAACTTCCTGTTGTCCAAACAGGTCTTTGTGGAGATGAGTCCATATAATTATATGTTACACATCTATTAACAACAGTAGAACTTTCTGTGCAATAGAACCAGGTAATTTCTCCAAACAAATTATTTAACCCAACATTAATTAATTGGTTAGCTGTTGTATTTAAATCATTATAAACAAAATCTTCTACCAAACATGTCATCGTTTCTAAATTACCTGAGTATTTAAAGAAACCATTTTCTGAAAACCAGTAAGCAGCACCATCAACTTCTAACGCAGCATTCTGTCCAATTAATCCACAGTTAGTTCCGACTTGTTGAAAACCAAAAGTAAGGGGTTGACCAATAAATCTCATAGTAAACAAAGATGTATCTGTCCAAATATAAGTTGCATCTCTACCTCTAACCGCACCTACAATTTTTGATCCGTCTGCAAGTCTTTGCGTACCTGCTGTGTTAACTGCTGTTGGTTGATAGGTATTAATATCTTCTTGATCTGAAAATCTAATAAACATTTCATCTTGAGTTGTTGGATCACCAATAGTTTCTTCTGTTCCAAAAAATACTAAGTGTCTGTCAGGAGTAGATACTAACATATCACGTGATGCTGTTGGTGCACCTGCAATAATAGTTGCTCTAATTGTTACAGCATTTGTTGCATTAGAGTCCCATTCAAATACTTGTGCATTATGAATTAGTGAAATTACTTTATCTCCAAAGTTATCAATAGACCACAAACCTGGATCAACAACTAAGTCACCAGATGCAGCTTCACCCCATGCAATGTAATCAGAACTATTAAGTACAGTTGCACTATTAGAGTGTGTTGCAGCTGTTGTGTTTCTAACACCTCTTGTAACACCTGTTAAAGTATTTGTTGATATACCTGTGTATGAAATTTCTTCTGTTCCTATTTGAATAAAGTTAGTACCTGAACTTGGAAACTGAGATGCATCAGTTAATACAATAGTTGTAGTTGAAGCATTTATACCACCATTTAAAGTTGTAGTTGCTTCACCGGTTACAGTTCCACCCCAAGAAGCTAATCCCCAACCAAAACCAGGTAACTGTTCTGCGGGTCCTACTGGATAGTAATGTTGAATTCTTATACCACCGGATGTTGTTGCACCTGATCCTGTTTCATTAGAGGGCATTGTAATAGTTAAAGTTGTTCCTGTTGGAACAGATGTAACCATAAATTTTTTATCATCAAAATCTGATGCTGAAAAATTAGAATTAGTTATTGTTGTAAAGTTATCTAGAAGAATAATATCGTTTTCTTGAATATTATGGTCCGTGCTAAATGTTATCGTGACTGTTGGTGAACCATTCGTTGTACTAAAAGCATTTGATAATGTTGTTGTAGTTTTAATAGGATGTATGTCATAAAATACACCACCTGTATAAGCGTATAAAATTCTATTCGTACCTATGATTGCAAATTTGTTACCAGACTTATTTACTAAATGATGTAAAGCTCTTGCAGCTCCTGTAAGTTTAGACTCACCTAATTGTGACCAACCACCTATTTTTTCAGGTGTACCGTATCTAAAACGTACATTATCTCCACCAACCCATTGTCCTTCGGCAGTAGTTTCAGTAACTTGTTTATTGAATCCTGGTGCAAAACCTATTTTTTGTAACATATAAAATCCCGTTTATTAGGTAGTATATCAAATGATTGATAAATTCAACCGATTTAAGTAGACGAGGTTTTTGAATTATAATTTAGGCCACTCACCCAAAGGTCTAGCGTGAACAGGATTTGCTTCTGTTCCAGTATTTATATAAGTAAATAAAGCTTCTACTGCTTCAATAGTTGCTGCGCCATCGATTGCAGTTTCCATTTCATTAGCTTTTGTTCTAATAGCTGTTCTGTAAGTTGATATATTTGCTGGAATTTCAGTTGCTGTCTCAGCGTGTCTTACTACATACCAATCACTTGAGTGTAATAAACTGTTTGCTTGAGCTTTGATTTGATTTTTTTCATTGGTTTTTAAACCAGGTGTTACTACT